TTCCATGACACGCATTACCACTAACTCCATAAATCCCATCATCTCTATCTTCTTTTACTCTTGCTATATATTTAAGGTAATACTCGTAAATAGAATTTTTATATGTATTATACCTTGACCAACTCCATAATTGATCAACTTTGTATGATTTTTTTATTTTTTCTAATTCTTCTCTTGTTTTTCTCATTTTATTACCTCATCTCTTAATATATTATTATTTAAAGTTTCTTCAAACTGAATCGCTAATTTTTTATACATTGATTCTTTTATTCTATCATCTATCCACTTAAACTCATTATTCAAGTAGTATTCTAACACGTTTAATTTTTGTTTATGATATTCTATATAAGCATTTAATGGATTTGTAAAATGCCCAATGAATATTGACTTGCCATCTTTATTTACTCTAGCTCTATAATATTTATCTTGGGTAAGACCAACGCCTTCAAATCCACTTATATTAGTATTTTGTTTATTGATGAAGAAACTATTTAATTTATTAGGAACAAAACAACATGTTTTTAAACTATATATCTTATTATTATGTTGAAGAATATCTTTATCTAGCTCGAATTTAATATCTTTGTGCTTTATTAATTCATCAAATCCAATTATAGATTCTACATCCGAAATGAAGTAAGAAAAATTATGCCATTTTTCATCAATAATTACGTCTTTGTATTGAGGAAATCTATTTAAATAATCGGAATTATATACTCTATGAAACATATATACCCAAGTTTTATAAAAACGATGTTTTTCTAATGCTCCTTTATAATCTCCTGAAAATCCAGTATTATATACCAATGGTTTATAATGATCTTTTACATTTCCTCTTTTAATATCGTTACACATCGTAACTATTTGAAATTTTGTATCTAAAAACTCACATATATAACTTTTTGCTTTATATTTATTTTGACTATAAACACCAATTATTTTAAATTGTCCACAATTTTTACTCTCAAATATTTTATTATTCCATTTCTCTCTATCTAATTTTGTTTCTATATCATAATTAACTTTATATTTTATCACAATAAATTATCTCCTTTATTTTTTAAATACAATTTATGTTCCTTTTCATCATATTTTGTTTTATATTTCCATAAAAATTTATATATCTTATTATTAACATCAGTAGGAGATTCTTTTGATTGTAACAAGTCCCATTTATCAAATATGTAATATACATTTCTAATTGAATAAAAATTTTCACATATACTTCTAATATGTTGTATAGAAATATCCTTATCAACTTGTATAATAATATCTACATCCAAACCTATAAGTATTTTAATTTGTTCATTACTTATATCATGGCATCCTAACGCACAAAATGTTGGATCATTTTTACTATGTCTTTTTAAAACTCCTTTTTGACTTTCGCAAACATTTACATAACCATATTCCTGAATATGTTGATAATTTTCTTGTAATCCATATAAATTTATACTTCTAGGATAGGGTTTTATGGCTAGATATTTCGGTATATCAAGCATAGAATACTCTTTTACGATTGTTCTTCCCATAATTCCCAAATAATCATTTTCTGATCCACACCAATATCTTTCAGGAATTATAATACGTTTCTTTTGGTTGCTGTATCCTATTTTAAATTTCTCGCATGTCCAAGGCATTATGCCTTCTCTTATCCAATCAATATGTGGATAAGGGACGTACTCTTTTAGCATTTCATCTGAATATATTTCTGGATTTAAATCATAAGAATGTCTTTTACTTTTTACTTTCTTAAAAATCTCTAAAGGATCATTAAATTGCATATCGTCTTTCTTTTTATGATTAAATTTGTATTCTAGACCAAATAGGTTATGGACATATCTATTTGAATCTGAGAAAGATATATTCTTTATATTCATACATAAAGTAAATATATTACCTCTAATAATATTGCTATCCGATTGATATATTTTAGTTTTTAATGTTTCCTTTTTTACAGATATAGCATCTTTACTTGAATGAGATGGTAATCCACATCTATATTCTTTACTATATTCCTTGAGATGATGGCAACCTAAATTTTCAAGTATGTATACAGTCTTATCATTATCAAGAATATATTGAATTAATTCATTAGCAGTCATATCACCATCCCCTTTAAAAATCTACTGGAACAATCTTTTCAATTTTTGCGTAAAATCCATACTTCTCATATAGATGATTATTATTGAAATTTTCTATCTCTATTTCCGCTTTCAATCTTGCAATAATAGCATCATCAATACTTTCATAATACCCCAAATGTGTTTTCTTTTTATTAAAATATATTTGAGAATGCCATTTATTTAATTTAATATTAAAATATACACCTTGACATCCACTCTTATTATTAATAGTTAAATTTTTATTTACCTCATTTTGTCTGCGATTAACTAATCTCAGATTATATTTCTTATTATTACATTTGTTTCGGTCAATATGGTCTACTTCAATATTTGGATCATTTACACCCATAATTATTCTATGTATTCTTATTGTTTGTTTTTTATCTTCTTCATCTTCTGATGTACTTGAAACAATATAACCTCTTTTATTTTTATGCCAACAATAATTATTTATTTTCTCATAATCCTCTAAATCGAATTCAAAACTATTATCTTTAAAATCATAACCAATTCCATATTTACCTGTCAGATCATATACATTATCTTTCTGTTGCCTTTCAATAGTTACTTCTTTTTGTAGACATCCACAAGATTTTGTATGACCACTTCTTAATTGTGAACCCCTAACTGTATGAATGGATTTATTATCACAATCACACTTAACCCACCAATGACTCTGCCTATTTTCATCTATATGCGAAAAATTAATAACAGTAAGTCTATCAAATTTTTGATTAGTTAAATCTATAATTCTACTTTTACTCATTACTCCTCCTTACCAATCCATAGGAATATTAACAATTCCTAATTCATTATATATATTACGAGAAAAATCGTTTTCTGAAACAATTTGAAATTCATTAGTGCTACCAAATCTATTTTTAGTAATAAACATAATACTGTAATGTTTATCTTTTTGTAATTTGAATGGTATTTTAGATAGTTTTCTTTTACCTTCTAACCTATAACATGTTAATTCATTTTTTCCTCCCTCAAATTCATCATCAAAAGGTTTTCTAATCATCAAATTTGTCGAAGCTACATCCACAATATTTTTTGCCAATCCTATATTATCATTTGTATAATGTCTTTGTTTTGTACTGCTTTTACCTAATTGATAAGTAATCCATATATGAACATTCTTTCCTGCTGGTTTGATAACATCATAAATTGCAACACTATCTTTTGTCATATCGTTCCATAATTGTTCTGAAGTTGTATTGGAACTAGCTTTTAAAGTATCTAAAATAAATTTGGTACAACCTAATGAAGCATATTTTTTTATAGTTTTTATAGCTAAAGATGCTGTATATTTAGGAAATGGAATTATTGTAATATTTTTATTTTGTTTCTTATCTTCTATCCATGTTGCACATTGATTTAAAAGTTCTTTATCTTCTGAAGAAAACTTGCCATCCCTTAAACGATATTTTTGGAAATCTTTTTTATAAATATTATTTGCAACCCATATAATTAACTCCTTTCTCCATTTTACTACATCCTCCTCATTAATCATTATGCATAGTTTTTCATCATACTTTAATACTTGAGGAATTACTAATTCAATAGTTGTGGTTGTCTTTCCCATGCCACTTAATGCACCCATCATCGTAATATTTCCTTCTAGATTACCTCCTATTTCTTTATTAAGTATGGGTGAATTATAAAGTGGCATCCCCACAGATAAACCTTTGTCCATTTCTTCGACTAAATCATAAATATTATCACAAAGATTATAACTTTTTACTTCACCTTCTACGTTAATAAAAGTGTGATTTAAAAATGATTCGTAATAATCATAAATATCTTCGGCACTCATATCTGCAAATTCGCTTAATTTATCATAAACAGGAAATTTTCCTTTTAATAATTTTAAAACAGAATTCCATTTAAATAATTCATTTATGTAACCAGTTATATTTTCTTCTTTTACATAATCTTTAGCCTTTTCAATGGTTTCAAAACCACCATATTCTTCGTATTTTGCTTTTAATTTTTCATGTTTTTCAAGATACAAACCTATTGTAATGTCATCAAGAGTTTGCTTCTTTTCTTTAATAATAATATCAAAAGCAATTTGCCAATAAATCTTCCAAATATTATTAGTAAAATCATCTAATTTTAAATTATCATATGCATAAATTATTTCTGTATTTTTATAAAATATTGAAACTATATTTGCTTCTGCTGACAATTTATATTCTTTTACTTTCTTTACAGCTTTAATTAATTCTGACTCATAAGGAGTTATTTCTTTTTTTGTACTTGTTTTTGTAGATTTGGCAACAACCATTTACCATAATTCCTCCAATTCTACATTTATCTTTTTCGCCTTTGATTTATATTCCACACTATCATGTGTTTGATTTTCCAATTCTAAATCAATAGTTTTAATTCTTGCTGTTTCAGCATTTTTTAATCTAATCACCATATCGTTAATGTTGTTTTCGATAATAACCATTATATAATTGAATTTATGCTGTTCTCCTGTAAATTTAGTATTATTACTCCTAAGACCAATCAATATATCTTGCTTGCATAATTTAAACGTATATAATATAGTTTTAAAATCATAATTAGCCATTGGAGTATGTTTTTTATTAGCTAAAAAATTACCTTTATTTAAACCTTTAAGTCTCAATATCATAAAATTAGGTAATTTTTCATCTGTGTAGCCCATAATCTCTCTTTTAACATATTCATATAAATCAACCCAATCTTGATCTTTTCTTGGTTTAGACATTCTATCACCTCTTATTGTAAGTTTAGGGAGGAAAAATTAATTCCCTCCCATTATTTATATTTATTTTCCGTCTATTAAATCGAACAAAATATTTGCATGTTCTAAGTTATCAACTTTTGTAGGATTTACATATCCTAGCTCTTTACTTTTT